TCTGTAATCTGATTTTGAGTATAGATGTTCGATGGATTAATATCTATGTTTCGGTTATTTCTGATGAAAATCTGAAATTCTACAACCGGATTGACGAAGTTCAACTGAAAGTATCCACCGACTGAGTTGATCGGAAGAATTTGGCGTGAAAGCTGAACCTGTGAGACGAGGTATTCAAGTTTCTTGTTTTTAAAGTACTCGAGTTCAGGTCCTGTTAGGTACGCGTATTCCGTGATAAGAGACACTGTCAAATTTTGATCAGGGACTGCTACAAAAGGCTGAATATTAATGGCTCGTCCGATGTCCAGCCCTGAACCGGCATAGTTAAATTTGAATGAAAGCTCTACATCCTGTCGAGACAGTGCCACAAGTGGAATCGCAAGCCCAGTTTCTCTGTAGAAATAGAAAGGCAAGTTAACCAGGTATGTTCTGGGTGTATACACGGCCGATGTGTCGTCTTTGCCGTACAATATGGTGAGAGCCGGCTTATTTTCAAGAGCTGTTTGCATGTCCATAGTGTTCTGGATGTATTCACCAGTAAGAGTTTCGATGAGCTGCCCACCGATCCGAAGTTCGACCGTATCGATCAAGGCTGCCGCGACAGCATTTACGTAAGCACTTTGTTGGACTGTCGGGACTGTATTTCCGGTAATCCAACCAGCCTGCAACAGAGTAAATGAAGATATAGGACCTGAAATAAACTGTGATACTGTCTGGTTTGTCGACTGCGGATTCGCAACCGGGTCTATTTCGTAAGGGAAATAATCGTTTGTGACGCCATAAAAATCACCGATTCTAATTTCTGGACGCGCAGATACGTCCGGTGGTTTAATGTACTCATTGAGTTGTGAAAGTTGAGGAGTCAGTCCGTAATAGTCTGTATACATCTGGAAAAGACCAGGGAAGGCAAACTCGGACTCGATATCACTTGCCAAAAGTTGTTTTCCAGACAGCTTTGCATAGAACCACGTCTTGCACCGATCCTTGTATTTTGTCTTTGGGTGAAGAGAGAATATAGTCCAGGGTTGTACGCCAGCTCCGGGTCCGGAAATTTCAAGAATGTTAATCTGGACATAGGTTGTTGTACACTGAATAACGTTTCCTCGGAGGTAGTAATCCGGAACTGAGCCGCTCTCGAAACGGATCGAGTCACCGACTGCGTACGGTGCGACCGCTTGGGCAGTCTGAAACACGGCGGTTGGTTTTTGACCCAGATTCAGGCCTATTCCGGTCGTCGACGTCGTCACCTCGGATCCGATGGTCCATTGCGCGACCGGTGTAGCAGTCTGGGTCGTGTTGACCAGATTCATAATAGTGACATCAGCAGTCGTACACGAAATGACTATAGCACTGAAACTATACGTATTGGTCGAACCGGATTGATTGAATGTGATAATCTGACCGCCGGTGTAAATAGGAACTGCGAATGCATTCGAGAAATTGACTGTATAGGGTGTACTCGTCTTGACGTACACACCCGTCTTTGAGCATGATGTCACGTAGCCGTACGTTCCTGAAGCTCCTGGGCTTGAAAATATGCTCTGATTCAAAGGAATCAAGCTTCCGACCGTAAATGGAGCTGTTACTTGCGTCGATGAAAACGTATATTGAACAGGGCTCGGAGTAGCCCAGTTCAAACTGATTGATTGGGTTGAAAATGCAGTTGGTCCGTATAATTGCCTATACAATTCGACCAACTGGTCTAATGTCAAACCAGTCAATGTATTCACGTTGTAATAAGGTGCTACTGGTGCCGTTGATGGTAACACCATTATCTACTTTTCACTAATCTTTTTATCCAGTTCCTGCACGGCAGCCACCAGGTGCGTCAGGATCCGTTCCCAACGGATAGACATTGGATCCCCCTGCCGGACCGCCCGTGGTTCAATTTTGTCCACCTCTTGAGCGATAAAACCAAGGTCCTTTAGGCCTGGCTTGACTGAAAGCTCGTTCCATGTAAAGTCGACCGGTCGGAGATTCCGGATAACTTCGAGAGAATTCTCGCTAGAAATTGTCACGACATCCGTCTTGAGACGTCCGTCGCAGATCACATTGAAGCCTATAATATCATCAGTGGCTGTCAAGTTCCCTGTCACGTACACGTTACTCGCAACGTTGACCGAGAGCTGACCCGGACCTCCATAAGATTGTGGTGGTGGTGCTATATTTCCATAAACATAAAGATCACCTGCTACGAGAACATTTCCATCCTGAAGAAGAGGCATCTTTTACTACTAGTATCATTATACTTTAATTAGACGCGAGCTCCAGCAAAGGTAACGACGGACGGGTCACATCCCCAGAATACACATGATTGTTGGGACGGAAATGCCAACTTTGAAATAGTGATGGGATTTGAGAAATATGTATAAATCACATTTCCGTTTACAGTCGCAGTAGCGTTAGAAAATGTTACAGAGGTGGATGTAGAAATAGGCACGACTGACTGGGCAGAAAATGAGGCTGTGATGATGTTACTCGTAAAGGTATTCGACAATGTTTTTACGTCCGACGTTTGAACTGGCAGACCAGCCACAACAAGTCCAGGAAAAATGGTAACATTAGAAATTACAGCCGAAGGTGAGAAATTCGTATTCGTGATGTAAGTTGAATTGTTGACTGAAAGGTTGGCGACCGCGAATATATTAAGATTTAAATAGACTGATACCGGAATTACAGTTCCGGGTGAAGGAAGGGCTGTATCGAACAGAGTCAAAATCTGATTCTGATACCCAGTGTATCCTGTAACTGTACCGAGGGGGGTTGAATTCGATAAATACTTTACAATGATGTCTTTTTCGAAACGAAAATCTTGATATCCTATGTTCACGATCGAATAATCAAATTGGGATGGGTATTGTATGTAACTGACATTGGAGCTTGCTACGAGTGTATCCGAATATGACAGTTTTACAGTTGTAGTCCCTGGAAGTGAGAAATACTCGGCACTGCCGAACCGGGTCGGGGTTACACTTCGCCTTTGGTCAATCGTCGAAACTGTAACGTTGCCAGTCAATGTTGATATGCCCGAAATATTCATACCGACACTGATCGGCGACGCATTCGACACATCCATATTGACCGTCGTAAGAGGCTTGACGATCGGATAGATGGTCTTCCATGTAAATCCAGAAGTTACAGGGTTATATACGACATACATAAAATCATTACGGACCCAGGGTATGCACGAGGGTGAAATAATGTTGGCCGTCGCGACTGTACTTCCGTTCCGTACAAATGATACTGATGTCAGGCTTGTTATTGGCTGAATAATTTGGTCCGTAAAGCAGACCACGTCGACCGTATTATAAGTAAAAGACACACCGTTCGATGAATATTCCTGCTCCGTAAAAGTCTCTTGGACCTTTACTATGCCAGTATACGGAAGTCCAGTGACCTGGTCATCCTGTTGTATAGAAGTTCCATTTGTCGATTGGATGCATACAAGTCGGATCAGCTGAGGAACTGTTCGGGTGCTCGAAGTAATAGACGCCTTGCAAATATCAACAGTTCCGTTCTTAAAAGTAACCTCTTGAGGGAGTACAATCGGTCGGATGTTCTGGGGGTCATCCATTTTCACAATCGCGGTAGACTTTCCGACACTATTCACCACAACATTCGAAGAATATGACGACCCTATGACATTTTGACCTGGCTGTATCAAAAGCAAAGGCGAGAACAAGCTAATCTCCCAGTTATCGTTGATACCAAATCCATTGATCTTACTCGTATTAAATGTAACTCCAGACGTAGTACAGGCTGTAACCTGGCCTTGGAGTACGGTCGTCTGGTCGGTCACTGTGATGACCTGGGATGTGCTATAAGGTGCACTTGCGTATGACCCGTCGAAAGCCAAAGTCACACTCAACAAGGTATCGACGACGTTAATCGGAGTTGAAGAATAAGTAATTGGATAATTTAGAACATTGCTAAATGCGACATTGGCCGTGATAGATGCACCATAAGGTGAATATGTGTTATAGTAAGGGACAGAACGGTTAATGTAAGTGATGGTATTCGCGCCGTCAGAGAAATAGGTTTTGAAGGTTGGAAGATTTGTTCGGATCTTGGCCAGGGTCGCCTGGTCTTTCACCCATGGCACATAGTCTGAGTTTGTGGCCAAGGGATACACCCAACCCTGTCCTGGCGTAAACAGAGTCGGGAGTGTAATCTTCAGCGTCGTGCCAAGTAACAAATCACCTCGATAAGGGATCTTAACTTTACCACTGCCTCCAAATTGAACAGGTGTATCAAAAGGGTACTCGGCCGATTGCAGAAGAAATGTAGAGTGTCTCCGAAAAACTCCAGTAAAGTAAGAAACGTCAGGGGTTCCGTTTAAAAATACATCCTGCATGCCCTGAGCAGCAATTTGAATGCTCCCAGAAGACATTTCCTATTACAAACTGGTCTTTTTTATTTGCGCCAGATACAGCAATCTAAAACCGAACCCATAATTAGGAGAATGTCTGATGTGTTAAATATTCAGCTTCGGAAGTTCAATCCAGCTTCGATCAAGGATGATAAGATTTGTATATTCATCGGGAGACGTGGCACCGGTAAGTCTACGCTCGTGACTGACATATTGTATCACAAGCGTCATCTTCCAGCCGGGATTGTCATGTCAGGAACTGAGGATGGAAATCATCACTACAAAAGTTTCATCCCGGACATTTTCATTTATGGTGGATACAACAGGGACGCCGTTGTGCGACTGGTCGAGAGACAAAAGCGTCTTATAGCGACCGGTAAAGTTCCACCAGTGTTCCTGTTGATGGACGATCTCATGTTCGACAAGTCGTTCCTCAAGGATCCGTTGATTCGTGAAATCTTTTTGAATGGTCGTCACTGGGGTATATTTGTGATGCTCACGACCCAGTATTCCCTGGATCTGCCGCCGGCTATCCGCCAGAATGCCGACTATGTGTTTATCCTGCGAGACAATATCAAGCGAAGCCGAGAAAGTTTGTACAACTCGTTTTGCGGTATGTTTCCGAGTCTGGCGATCTTTAATCAGGTGATGGATGCGTGCACTGAAGACTATGAGTGTCTAGTGGTACATACGACAGCGACCTCAAACAAGATTGAAGATTGTGTGTTTTATTACAAAGCGCCTTTGCGCAGAAACTTCCGCATTGGATCACAGGCAATGTGGAACTTTCACAAGACTCATTATACGCCGAACGGCCGACCGGCTATGATGCAGACATCAGGCGTTAAACCTAGCAGGGTTGTTGTGAAAAAAACGGGAAATTTTAATCAACCCGGCTAGTAAATGGTCGAGCTTACCGATATCCGTGACCATATCGCGATTCAACCTCCTTCGAACGCAAACCCTCCACCCTCATTTCCTACGCCACCCAACCAAGAAAAAAATACCCTCTCAGAAGTAGAAATGAACCTGTCTACTCCGATCGAGGAAGTCATGGACTCGCCAATGGGTCTGATGCAGCCCCAGATGGGTATGCAGCAGCCACAGATGATTGACGGCCGGGTCGTGGCCGAGCACCCCGTCGGCCCATCGGCCACTGCCCAGGTCGTCCAGACTTCGTCCCACAAGACTTACCCACTGAACCTGAATGAGGACCAGATCCAGGCTCTGATTGCAGGCCTGGCCGGTGTTGCCGCATTTTCAAAGCCTGTCCAGGAGAGACTGTTGAGCAGTCTGCCTCAGGCTATCGGCCCGGATGGCGGTCTGTCCACCATCGGTATGGTGATCACCGCTCTCATCGCGGCGGTCATCTTCTACCTGGTCAAGCGCGCCGTCTAATCAGATATGAAATGACCACAGTAAGGTGCTCTGGAAATACCCCGGTACAAACCCATTCTTCCCGCAACCGCCTTTAACTTGTGGAGGTTGTCCCAGAACCCACCGGAATGCTGAAACTCTGAAACAGTAATATGAGCCAATTCATGTAAAAGAACATGCATAACCTGGTTTTCATCTGTCCCATCCAGACAGATGAAAATCTCATACCCCTTGTTTACATTGTAACCAATCTCACCCTTTGCTAACAGTCCCGTGATAATAGTTTCCCTGTGCAAAGATGGAAATTCACCCGTCTTACGAAGTTCTCTCATCAGGATATCGTACTTTCGACGCACGGTTGTCATAAGTGGCGGTTCTCTGAGCGAGGACCATACTGATAGGAGAGCCAGTATGATAATGAGGAACTGGGGAAGTTCCATACCTATTATAGTCCTAGATTTAAACCAGAGCCGAAGGCTCTGAGCCCTTGAGCGCGACAAGGCACTTCGTGCCTTGCTTTTTTACCTGAGGCGCCTGAAAACAAACTTGGAATAAATGTCAGTGATGGTATTCTTCTTTTCCTTTACAAATGGGGTTAACTCGACCAAGGCCAGTCGGTTGTCGAAGCAAACTTCGATCATCTTGGTGTAGTAACACAGGGGTTCCGGAACCGGTCCGGCCGCATAGTAAGGTCCATCGGCCAGTTGGACCAGAATCATCTCACCGATCCGGTGGCCGAACTTGCCAATGCTCGGGCCGCGCTGAATCTTATTCCCGAGTGAATCCTTCCACTCTTCTGGGAGGGCCAGAATCTTTTCGGCATGCGGAATGACTCCAAAGAATAACCCACCAGGAGCAAGGCGGTCAGATACAGCCCGGATACACCGTCTGAAATAGTCCTCATCCCGAAAGCAGTACTGCAAAGAAAAGTTGAAGCAGATGTAGTCGAACGGCCCTGGAGGAGCCTTGAGAATGTCTCCGACCAGGATCGTCGCCTCCGGGTATACATTCTTGGCGCGACTGACCGCCTCAGCGACCGATTCCGGGTCAGGGTCGATCATGGTCAGGTCCGCCTTGACCATCTTCCACTTGGCCAGGTCGCCACCCCGGCCGCTACCGACATCGAGCACCTTGGCACCCTCAGTCGTGACGAGGGTCTTGATAATCTCGCGCTTGCGATCGTTGTGAAGCTTGCGCAGAGTGTCC